GTTTTTGGGGCAGTTGGCTTGCCGTCAACAGAAGGACTGTTGATAGGGAACTCTTTGGCCTCAACAGAGACCTTGGTCTCCCGGCCCAACGCCAGAGGGTTGGTGATCTTGCCCCAGTGCATGCAGCTTGTGCACACGCCCGGGTTCTCCGAATCAAATTTGATACAGGGGTACGGGCCTTTGATGCTGCGCAGCTTCTCGTGCATGCGCTCTGGTGGGTAGGGGTGCATCTCGCTCAGCCATGCCGCCGCCTTGTTGCCGTCGTCGCACTTCTGGGTAATGGACAGCAGCCCACGCCACAGCGGCTCCATGCCGTCATCGCTTGCGTTCTCCACGTAGTTGGCCAACTGGCCGCAGCCCTTGCCTTCTTTGGTCGCCAGCCAGATGGTCTTGAACTTGGTCGCCGTGTTCTCGAACAGCTTGACGCTGGTGGGGTTAGGCTGCACGCTGGGGCGTATGCCCGGCAGGTCGATCACGTTGGCAGGGCGCTCGTAGGAAGGCGCTGTCAGTTTGTCGTTGATCAGCTTGGCCAAGTCATCGAAGCTGAACGTATCGCCTTCGGCCAGTATGCGCACGGGGCGCGGCGTCGCGTACTTCTTTTTAAAGTTGGTTGTGTCCGGCACCCGCAGCACTCGCGCTGCATCGGCAGTCACCGTCATGTCGATGGCCAGCTTCTCCTGCTTGCACAGGCGCTTGAAGTTCTCTGCCAGCGGCTTCCACGTTGTGATGTCCACGGCCTCATGGAACGGCCAGTACACATGCAGCCCACCGCCAGAACCCACGATGTAGGGGTTGCCCAGCGCGGTCATGCCGATCTCATCCATGAACGCAGCCAGCGCAGCGTATGCGGCCTTCTTGGTCTCGTACCCATCCATGTCGATAAACAACGAGCGCACGAACTGGGCGTTGGCTGCCGTGCGCTTACCCGCTTCTTCAAACGTGGCCAATGAGAAGTACGTGTCTTGCGATGCCGCATGCCATGCGGCTACTGGGGGAAGGACGTCTGCTAAATTCTCCTCGAACTGATGCTCTTTTTTGTTGGATGAAAGCTCTGCCACACAGTACACGCCGTGCCCTGCTGGTGGTAGAACCGCCGTTAAAAACTCCAGCGGCGTCATATCTGTCCTTGGTTATTTGAGGTCGTCTTCCAGCTCGCGGACTTTGTCCAGCAAGTTGGCGAAGCGTGTGCACAGCAGTTGCACCCAGTCAGGCGGGACATCGTTGAAACCGTAGATGTAGATGTGGCGCAGCAGTTCTTCGTCGGTCAGGGTTTGAGGTTGTACTCGTGACATATCCGTCTCCATGCCTCGTCCGCTGTGGTCGAGGTCTGCATAATTGTTAAAAGGGTTTCCACGCGGTGGCGGTACGCGACAAAGACTTCTGATCCGTTGAACCAGTTGTAGACGGTCTGTCGTGTGACGCCAAGGGCGTAGGCGATTTTCGTGACGGGGAAATCCAAATGGATAGCCCAACGCCCAAGCTGGTTTCCCAGAGACTTGGGCGTCTTCATCACGTCGTCAATGATTTTTTGTGAGTAGGCCATGGTGTGTGCGGGGGCCGAAGCCCCCGATTCAATTACTCATCGTCCCAATCGGCAACGATGTCAGCCAGCTTGGACTTCTTAGCTGGCACGGCGGTCTCCTTGGCTTCAGGCTTGCGCACTTCTGGCTCATCATCAGCTTCAACCACGGGCGCGGCTTTGGCTTTCTTGGCCTTGGGTGCTGGCGCTGGTGCCTCCTCTTCGGTCTCGTCTTGCTCAGACAGCACGGCAACCGTAGCTGCTGCGGGGCGTGTACCACCCAGTGTCAGAGGTGCAACCTTGGCCACGCCGTCTGCTTGCGCCACGGTCATGTTGATGGCCAGCGCTGCTTCCTTGGACTCGGCTTGCTGCTTGACCACTTCGTAGTCCGACACCCACTCCACAGGAGCGAACACCAGCTTGGGGCTCTCCGACTTCATGTCGAACTTCATGCGGGTCACCAGCATGTCGGGGCTGATCGGAGGAGTCTGCGCTGCCAGATAGCGGGCGTATGCCTGCAGTGGGCGCTTGTCGCCGTCTTCCTTGCCGAAGATAGATGTGGCTGGCAGTGTGAGCTGCAGCACGTCGCCTTCAGGGTTGTTGGCCAGCACCACAGCCAGACGCTGTTGGTAACGGCATGCACGGCTTTGGCCGTTGCCCGAGCCTGCAATGTTCTGGGCGCACTGTGCGCACGACTTGGCCTGCGGTGCACTGATGGTCGCATCCGGCTTCTCGCCGTCATTGCTCCAGCAGTCAGGCGCAGCAGCGGCAGCGGTGTTGTCGTACTTGGCCGCATAGAACACACGGGCCACCTTGGGTGCGGCCTTGACGATGATCACGTCCAGATGACGCTCTTCGATCGAAGCGATCTCTTTGCCCCCGGCCAGCAAGCGGAACACGCCGCCTTTGATCGAGATGCGTTTGGTGCTGACACCAGCGCCGCCACCCATCAGGGCTTTGGCTGTGTCGGACAATTCGGCCCGGGCGAATGCGGGGACGTTGGAAGAATTAAAAAGGGCGATGTTGCTCATCTGTATCTCACTTGGTTGGTTTACGAACTGACACTGAATACTCCGAGGAGGAGTTCAGACCGGGAGGCACAAGCCCCGGATTTTCTTCAAGGAACTGACGCATGTTGGTCTGGGCGATGCGCTTCTCCAGCAGGTCCACCACGGCGTGCTCAACCACGAACTTCTTGAAAGAGTCCCAGTCTTGCGTGTTGTAGCGGGTGCTTACGGAAAGAACCACAGTGCCCTCGGATGTGCGCACGGACGTGACGCCCATCGCTTTCATCTGGTCCTTCATGGCGTTGGTGATCTCGTCTTGCTGCGCTTTGAGCTCTTCCACTTTCGTGTCGTACTCCTGCGTCAGCGTGGCGATGTTGGTCCTGATCTTGCGATATATCTTCGCAAGCCGGTCCAGTGGAACGGTCTCTTCTGTCATTTGCTTCTCCTAAAAAGCTGTTTATTTGTCTAAGGCTTGACACTTTACACGGGTTTTTTGGCTTTCACAACTCCTTTCTTCACTTTATTTCTTGGTCAAACATCTCGGTCAAAAGTGTGTTGTCACTCACTTTCCCCTCCAAGGCTTTGAACATGCGCTTCTCGATGGCGCTGCCCTGAATGTGGACAACGGTCACCTTGTCGGACGTCTGGCCCTTGCGGTCGGCACGGGCGCAACACTGGATGTACTGCTCCACGCTCATCAGGGGGCCGTAGAACACCACCGTGTCGGCGGCAGTCAGCGTAATACCGTGCGCAGAAGCAGCGGGTTGCATGACCAGCACCCTTGGGTCAGGATCGTTTTGGAACCTGTGGATGATCTGGCCACGCTTGGATGGGCTGACGCTGCCGTCGATGATGTCGGCGCTGATGTTCTTCTTGAGCAGGTGTCGGTGGATGGTGGCGATGGCGCTGGTAAACAGCGCAAAGATGATGACCTTGCGGTCTGTCTCCTCGAGCACCTCCTCCAGTACCGCCAGCCTTGGCGCAGCATCGAACTCCACAACCTCCTTGTCGTCCGTGTAGGCTGCACCGCAACTGATCTGCAAGAGCTTGCTCACAGCAGCGGCAGCGTTGACAGCACTAATCGTCTCCCCGGCAGCTTGCACCAGCATCTGGTCCTTGAGCATGTTGTAGTACTTGGCCTGCTGTGGGGTGAGCGGCACCTCACGGGTCATGGTGACAACGGGCGGCAGGTCCAGACACTGCGCTTTGGTGAACCGGATGGCGGGCTGTAGCGCTTCGTACACCTGATCCTTGGCGTCAGGCTTGGGGGCCCACTTGTACAGGGTCAGCTTCTGCATCACCTGATCGCGCCATGCCGTGAAGAAACGAGGCACGCCTTCGGGGTTCACCAGCTTGGCCAAGCCATACGCATCCACAGGAGACTGCGAGGCCGGGGTGCCCGTCATCATCCACAGGTATGTTTCAGGTGTGAGGATTGATGCCAGTGACTTCCAGCGCCGTGTGGTGTTGGTCTTGTAGGCGTTCGCCTCGTCCACGATCACGAGATCAAAACGGCCATCGTTGGAGACCTCCTGCGCAATCAAGTTCAGCCCCTCGTAGTTGGTGATGACGATCTCGTAGTCGTGCTGGATCAGCTCGATGCGCCGTGATGCCTTGGGGTGGTGTGCGATGACTGCGCTGCGGTGGATGACGCTGTTGTTGATGTCCCCCATCCACGCGCTGTGCATGATCGACAGGGGGCACAGGATGAGCACACGCCGCACCTTGCCCAGCTTCATCAGGTAGTCGGCTGCCCACAGGGCGCTGAGCGTCTTGCCTGTGCCGGGTTCGCTGAACACGAATGCTCTGCGGTGCATGGTCAGAAACGATGCTGTCTCCATCTGGTGAGCCATCGGCTTGTAGCGTCCGGGCCAGTTGTATCTGCGTGTGATGGGCGAGGGCACATCCTTCACACCCATATTGCGCAGCACTCGCGCTTCATCCAGACCCCAGTAAACCGCGACCTCGTACCCACCCTGCACAGGTATGACTTTGTGCTTGGGGATGATGCGGTACTTGTCGGGGTTTCTGGTTCTGAAAAGCAGTGCCTTGTCTTCGATGATCTGCATTACTTCTCCGAGGTGTTATTTTGAGCTGGCGCGGTTCTTGGCAACGCTGCGCATGCGCAGGTTGCTCTTGACCGATGTGCCACCGCTCTTGAGTGGCTTGATGTGATCGACGTCTTTGCCGTCGCCCTTGCTGGCTTGGCCTGACTTCTCCATGATGCGCCGCGCTTTGACGCGCTCTGCGCGGTTGGCGACTTGCTCAGGCTTGCCGTGGAACTCGGCGTACTCTTTCTTGTAATCACGTTTGCTGGATGGTTGTGCCATGACTGGCTCCTTAATGCTTGGGGTTGAACTCACAGCCAGTGACTTGGCACCAGCCGCAGAGAGGTGTCTGTGTGGGGTTCCACACATCGTTGTCGAAGCAGGCTTCGAGCCGTGCAGTGCGCTCACGGTATTTCCACCAGAACTGCTCGGCTTGTTCGCGGTGCATCTGCATGCTAACCATAGACTCCTTGACGATGAAAAGCAAGGCGCTGTTCACTTTACGGATGTGTGGGAAGTGCGCAAACACCATGAGTGACATGAGCACCAACTGATCCCGGTCTGGGTACTTGTTGTTGCCCGTCTTCCAGTCGCCCACCCACGCTGTCAGGTTGTCGTCATCAATGATCAAGATGTCGGCAATGCCGCGCACCCACACGTCCGGCGCTTTCCAGTTGGTGGGCTTCAAGTCCACGGTCAGCGCCATCTCGTACTCGGCCAGCTTACGCCCGGGCTTCTTGATCATGGCGTCCACCACCGGCTGGAACTGCGCATACTCTGGCGGTATTGGCTTGTTGTCCCGGATGTAGAACTCGATGGCCTCGTGCACCTTATTGCCATAGCGTGTGGCCTCGGTCTCTTGGAAGGGGTACTTCTTCAAGACCTTGACCTCGTGGTATCGGCGGGCGCAGCCCTCGAAGTCTTTTAAGGAGCTGTGGCTCCATGCGGGTTTCTTCATGCGAACTTTGCAGAGCTGATAGCCTTGGACAGGCGGGACGAGAAGGCTGTGACGAAGCGCTCGTTGGTGTACAGGTGGTGGCCCATGTCGTGCAGGATGGCGTGTGTGATCTCGTGCCAGAAGGTCTCCTGCAATCGTGGCGGTGAGTACCGTGCGTTGGTTGTGTTGCTGTGTGTTGCAAGCTGTATGGTGCCGAGGTCGTAGTGCACCGTACCCATGATGCCCTTGCGGGGCATCTGCTTGAGCATGTGAATGCTGTACTTGTGTTTGCCTACGGTGATGTGTGTTGGAATGATCATTTGATTTCTCCTAGGGGGTCGAAGGGTTCGCCGCGCATGCGCTTGATGTGAAACAAATGCGCGTGTTCAGGGTACGTCTTACGCCACAGCCTCGCATAAAACGCGATTGTGTTGTTGCTTATTTTGTGTTCAGTCCCTGTTGTGATAAGGAACACCTCCCACCGAATCCTGTTGATGATCAGCCAGTGGCTGATGCGCTTGTGGTTTTTAGCCAAAGCATCAAAACTGAAGCGTTGGAAGTACTCCCAAATGCCGGGGTTGTTCGCATGCCACTGATCGAACTCGGCTTGCCTAACACTGAATGGTTTAACCATCTGCTTCTCCTTAGTTTTTTGCTAACCCATACCTACGGTGTGCGCCACCGTCAGCGTCCAGAGGTATACCCGGCATGTACGGCGGCTCCATAGTCATCTGAGCCAAGACCCATGTCTTCGCTTCTTCGACGTCCGCATCCGGTACCACTACGATCTGTTCGTCATGAACCGTACCCGCTACGAAGTACCGCCTTGACGTTCTCAACATCCCATCAGTCATCACGCATCTTGCTACGCCCTGCGTGACGTTGTTGGTTATTTTTCCTCCGTACAGTTTAATA